ATGATGTAATCATGGCCATCAAACACTGGTTTCGCCTGACAAAATTCCACATGCTCTAGTTCATAGACAGTCGGCTCTACGACCATATTGAACCCAGCTTTGCGGAAGAAGACTGGTAAATGCTCCCTGAAGACGGCCTCATCCTTTCCAGCCATGAAAACGACACAATCGTCGCCATCATTGACCAGTTTAACGGTGATTCCCAACTCTTCTGCATATCTGTGTACCAGACTGCATGATATGAGACAATTGCCAAGTGATGTGTTAACATCCCCTGACATACGTGTCCCATCTATGCTGTATTTGATACTACCATCCTCCATGTTGATAAAAATTTTGTTTCTGGTTTGTAAGCGGCACAACCGCCGGAAATGCTTTGATCCTGGGTAAAACAGCTGATAAATGCTGTGCTCCCAAGTTAGTGCCTCCTTAGAAACATGCTGATCAAATCTACTTGCATCGATTCCAATAGCACATGGTTTCTCAAACGAATCAAAATGTGCCTGGATAACCTTTCCCCTATCATAGGGGTTCATCCCTTTCAGGATGGTTGGCTGTCCAAACATCTCATTATTAATAATGGCATAAATTTTCTTCTCAATAGGCCTTATGTACCTACCCATCTCTACGGTGAACCTCGGGCCACGAGGAGAAATGACCCTAGGCACAACCCTCTTGTTAGGCTTGAAATTATACTTCTCGAACTTAAGAAACGCTTTAACATATGAGTCCCTGTTACTAAAGGGTTTAATAGTTAAATCATTTGCAGCCCTTAAGTACATGTCACGCTTCGGAGCCCCGTACGATAGCGCGAAATCTATCGTACTCCATGGGTTGCAAAACGTTGCATGTCTCTTAAGAATTGCATACTGCTTCTCTAGTAGAGTTGTATAATACCCAACAAGTGGTCGTGGTGGAGGAACGAATTGTCCATCTTCTAAAATATAGAAGACGCGTTCCTTGACAGCGCACTCTGCTGCATCGATGGTATTATTGTAGGTGGCGAAATCACCATATGGTGAGAGACCAGTGGTGACATATGTCTTCC